GGGTACAAGACCTTTTTTGGTCTTGTACTCACCTTTGTGTAATTGTGTTAAGTTGTCTCATGTCTAGCTGCAGTATCAATCTGTATGCTATTGAACATGTTTCGACTTTTCATTATTATTCTTTTTTGACTCGTTTTTTCAGCGAGTTCCCCTTCGGGGGCAAAAATAATTGAATTCCGACCTATTTTAGGTCCACTGCTGATTGCATTAGTGAATAACACTTTCACTTTTGCATTTCAGCAACCTACTAAATATTACAAGAACGGTAGATCCTCAGCCGGAGAATCCGTCCCTTAGTTAGTAAGGAATTCCACGGCACTCACGTGCCGCACCAATCAGAATTATATTAGTAAAATATATATTATGATTAGAACGTTTATCAGAATGTATCGCCAGGAGGACGCTAACTCCCTTTTGCGATTAACATACTTAGTAGTTTCATCACTTAGATTTAAGCAATATGTAAGCCTTATTATCTAATATAATTAATGAACTGTATCCCTTTTTTGGCGCATTTTTTATGGCCGCTCGCGTAGTAATCGCGCTATAGCGGCAACACCTACCTATTTCATTAAGGTATATTTAACCTCTACGATTAATTTCTATGTTGATATACAATCCACACTTATTTGTTATAGCCATTATGTTGCTGTGAGCCTCTATAAATTTGTGGTTAGATAAACACTAATCGACAAAGTATATAATTTGAAAATTTATTTTCTCAGACGCTTTTTTCTTGTTTAGCATGAAAAACAAGATCGACGCGCCCCAGTTTAAACCCTTGGGCCACCTTGTGCGTGGCACACATCTTCGTTTAAAGGATGTAAAATTTTGGGCACCATGACAGTTTCCCTGGGATCAAAACGAAAAGATTACAGCTGTCGCGCCGCGTTTGTGGAAGAACGCAATACCGGTTTGGCCTCCGATGAAAAAAGAATCTGCTTGCCCCAAGCAGAGGAACAGAGTTACGAAAGTGACTCAACTATGTCTTATGATATATGCAATTGTTGCAACCGTGATGACGGTCGCTGCATGTGTGTGGAATTGGACATTGAAATGGACTCGCACGATTGGTGCTCTTATTGTTATTTCACAACAGCCATAACAAGCTGCTCTGTGTGTGAAGAAGAGTATTGTGAGTGCCCCCATACATCACCGCAACATGTGTGTCATTATATGTGCGAAAGAAATTTCGCATATTGTCACTCATGCTCGCCTCGCGGTATAATATGTGTTGGTCATGATCCAGACTCAGAATTGGAATATTCTGATGAAGAGGATGATGATAGCGAACACGATCAGGAAGAGGACATTCTTCCACATGCAGGCATTGATCCCCCTGCAGAGAAACCTATTGATCCGCTCGATGAGCATGATCAAACGCTTGACCTTCTTAAAACCATCGGTAAGATAGATGGTTTGGATACAGCGGATGAATGGATTTCCACATTAGAGGGCTTGGTGATACTGATGTTACAAACAGTACGCGCCAATTCCCCTATCGATTTGTGTTTAGCACTGTTGGCTTACATAAAATCGAACACCACGAGGAGCCTGATTGGCTTTATCCTCGAGAAATTACCTGAAGTAGGCGAAGAAATGGTTGAACCACATGCTTGGTCTGCTGCAGATTGCAAGCAAAAATGGCAAATGTTGCGAACTAATGCCATTTTTCCACGAGTTGGTTATTTGATTTCTGCCGCACTGTCGCTCACAGTGTGCAAAGTCAATGGAGTTGAATGGACTATGGCAGGCTTTGAAATTTTTTCTTTGCCTGCTGTTGATAAACAACTCAGTGCTCTCTCGATGATGGATGCTTTTGTTGATGTTTTTGAATGGTGTGCAACCACGGGATACAAAGTAATTGAGCAAAAATCTTTAAATCCAATCTTCTATACCGATAACAGGATGGAAGAATATAATGAATGGTATCTGCATGCAGTTTCGCATGCCGATTCGATATTGAACGGAAATAGTGGAGATGTTTGTGAATTTGAAGGCAAAGTTGATGCCTTGATTGTCATGACTGAACACTTTCGTAAACTTAAAGCCAATGTATCATTGAATCTTTGGCTTCAAGAACGATATAGTGTTCTAATTTCTTTAAAAGAACGTATAATATCGAAGCAGAGAAATACTGCTATTCGTTTTCGCCCAGCTGGCTTTGGCTTGACTGGACCGTCTGGGGTGGGTAAATCCACCCTAGCAAAAATAGTGATGAAGGTTGCTTTGGAAGCGATGGGTTTTCCATATGACCCCAACAGAATAATCACAAAAGACATGTTTGATAAATATGATTCCACCATGACGTCTGACGTCTTGGGATTATTTATGGACGATGTTGGTAACGGCAAAGCTCAATTTGTTGTTACTAGTCCTACTGATGTAATCATTAAGTTTTTTAACAATATGGCCGCTACAGCCGTGAAGGCGGAATTGTCAGGGAAAGGTGTGATTTTCATCAATTTCAAAGTTGGTGTTTTAACTTCTAATCACAGGGATTACGGTGTGCATTTGTACACTGAGATCGTTGAAGCTTCTTTATCTCGTCTTATTCATACAAGGGTTGAAGTTAAGAAGAAGTACAGGAAACCCAATTCTGTCGCACTGAATCCTTCTCATCCCGATTTGCACAAAGCCAAACTTACCCACGATATTTGGAATCTGACCATTGAACAAAGTCAGTTGTATCCATCTTCACCGGTAAAGAACATTCACAAATTTGCACCAGTCTATGTTGTAGTGGACGGTGAAGAGATCAAATGTACCAATCTTGACCTTAAAACATATTTGAAATGCATTGTGCAATTATCTAAAGATCATAAGGCTGCCCAGTATGATGTGATTCGACGATCTAAGGAGTTTGATGAAGCTCCTAGCTGCCCCAAATGTCATTTGGTGGCAGATTTGTGCGATTGTCCAGTATGTGAAGTTCCGGAGTTGGAGATGACTGATGATGAAGAAGAAGGTGAAATTAAGCCTCATTCTTCTGAGCTTGTCAATGGTATAGTGACAGACATAGTCACTACTGCGACGCGAACATGGTTTGGAAATTTTTTCGGACCTTTTGCCACTTTAAAATGGTGGTTAGGAGTTCGTCCTGTAAACAAACTTACCACCAATTATCTTGCTGGAGAATTGTCTTCCGCTATGACAGAGGCAACCACACCTCTGTTTCTTGCTTTTACTCCTACTTGTGTGTATAACAGCATGCCTTTTAAGTATGTGAGATATAGATGGCAAAAATCTGCAGTACTTTATAACTTGCGACCCTGGATGAAGGGGGTTGCTTTTTTCGGCGTGGCGTCGTGTTCATTGGCTGCCTACAAGGACAGAAAAGACTGGTTTGCACTCAGTTTGTTGTCTACGAAGGGTATGTCACTCATATTATATGCACAGTATTGGGAACGATGTGAGGCGTATAAGAGAGAGTACATGGCGCGTACCGATGCCGTGTCGACGGCTGTTAAAAGTATTGAGGGATCGACAGTACGCAAAGGTGCAGCAGTGCTAGCGACGTTTATTATATCGCTGCGAGCTGCTAAAATGTGGATTGATAGCCATGTGGAACCAAATGCTTTGGTTACTGATCAAAGTCCAGGTTGGTTTGGTTTTATCAATAAAATGGGAGTGACAGTGGGCTCCCAAGACACTGTCAAGCATGCTTCCACTTCACAAGTGATCACTAAGATCACAAAAAACATCGTTATCATTGACTTTACCCGTCCAGATGGTAGTGCAACGCGATGTAATGGATTTTTCCCCCAGAAAGGAGTCATGTGGATACCGAAGCATGTGTTTTACACAGACTGCGATATGACTAAGGAACCACACAAGCATTTGAAAGCTAAAATAGTGCGAGGCAAAGGGCCTGGCTCTCAATTTGAGCAAACAATTGCAGCATCAATGTGCGTATTTACGGATATTGATTTGGTGGTGGTCAATGTCTCCAAATGCCCCGATTTGGGAACAACAACGGGATTTTTGCCAACAACGAAACCGGAAGGTTCGTGTATGGCGAAATTGGTTTTACGTAATACTGAATACGATGTCGTGGATGATAATATCAGTGTTAAGTTCGGCCAAATGTCTCACCGTTATGCCAGTTTTTATGGTGGGTCATACAATTCGGAACTCGCCAAGGTGGGCACTTGTATGGGCCCGATAGTGCAAGATGGAACTAAACCTGTTGTACTAGGTTTCCACATTGGTGGAACTAGTAGTGCATATGGTGTAATGGAAACAGTACTTTTGTCAGATCATTTGCGGTGGATGGAGCAATTGAAAAACATTAATGGTGTTTTTGTGGGATCTGAGCCCAGTCCGATGCCGGAGATGATCATGGATAGGGAGGTTATCACCG